TTAAAATTTTATAAAAGGTGTTAAAATATAATAAGAATATATATAAGATAAATATGCGGTACATATAACAGAGGGTGATTGATATGGAAGAAATTGATATAATTTTAAGGAATAAATATTCAGAAGAGGAATTGGTAAAGCTAGCAACTAAATTAGACAAGGAGTTTAGAGTAAATTATTTCTGGAACGGTTGGGAATTCTTGGGAAAGGAGGTTTTTTCAGCTAAGGAAATAGAGGATCTAAGTAATAAATACAAGTATAATGAGGTCTATAATTATGTAATAATGAAATATGGAAGAAATGAGACAGTAATAAAATATAATCTTATTAAAGAGTTTATATATAACCCTGAAAACGTAGGTTTATTAGAGTTTAATGTCGGAAATAGTAGATTAGATATTGGAAGAGTAAATGGAAGTCTGTATGCATATGAAATTAAAACTGAATTAGATAATACATTAAGACTTGAGAAGCAGATTCAAGATTATGAAAAGGTATTTGAATTTATTAATGTAGTATGTCACTTTAAGCACTTAAATGAGGTAAGAAAAATTATTCCTAAAAAGGTTGGAATAATATCTTTTGAAATTAACAATGGAGAAGTAATTTTTAAAGAAATTAGAAAAGCACAGAAAAATAAGAGTATAAAAAAAGAGTTCCTGTTAAAATCTTTAAACTCTAAAGAATATGCATATATAATAAAAGAATATCTTAAAGAGGATAAAGTTCCTTTATACAAAGAGGAAAGAATAAAAATAGTAGATAGACGTATAAAAAAGGATTACTTATTAGAAATTTATAAAAATATAGTCAAAGGAAGACAATCTCAACAGTGGAATTACATTAAAGATCAGTTTAATGTAATTCTACCAATTGAAATTCAAGATATATATTCTAAGGTATAGTACTAAGGAACTATGTTATGTTTCAAATAATTATCAATAATTGAGATATAATGTGAAATAATTATTGATTTCCAAGTTGTTCCGTTATTAATAGGGTTACTTTTACCTTTAGGTATGGTTAAGCTTATAAAAGAATTAATTTGCTCGCAACCATAAGAAGTTTTCTTAAGGGTAGGTGTTAAAATTTTATTCCAATAGTCTGAACTTTGTATATTTGGTAGTAGAGTAGAAGAATGAGAGTTTACATCTTGTTCTTTACCAATAAATCCAAAATGAATAAATTTTGATGGGTGAAGCCCTATAAATGATGGATAGGATTGTCCACCTTTATAAATAGGTAAATTTCTAATTCCACAATGATCTCCAAAGTAATTAAATTTAAAATTTGAAAAATCGTTGATAAAGTCAGAGTCTATGCAGTCATAAGCCGAGTCGGATGGTGTTATTTCTCTATTTGGTAATTTTGAAAAAGTTAAGTCATCATAAATTTGTTTTATGACAATTGATTTAAAATTAATAGTAGATTTTATGGCATTAATTTTTGCTATTTCTGATTTTATGGAATTTTTGAATAAATCATTAGTATTTAAATCATATATAAGTATATCATTTGAAGTTATTAGATTAGATAATTCTTTCATTATACAGTCAGATTTTTTTGATGAATATATATAAGCAACCTTACTTACATTCAAATGAGAATAAATTTTTTTTAAATCTCCATTTCTATAACTAGATGCATCAACATCTATAACAGGTATTACGTTTGATAATTTGCTAAATCTTTTTAAAATAGAAATTTGATATAAAGAATTTAACTTGATATCTTTGTAAAAAGCTTCAATTGGATTCTTTAATTTTTTTTTTGATAATACTAAATTCATTGGAACATTAATAAAGAATTGATTAGAAGGTTTAGATTTAATAATATCTTCTAAGTCATCTAGAATACTTTTTGAGGATTTTGAAGATTTTTTATCCTTCACTATATTTACTAGTGGAATAATATTATTTGAAAAACTCTGTTTTTTTAATGATATTAACTCTGCATCTAAAGAATATAAAGATGGAATATATTTCATTTACTTCACTCCTTACTATATTGATATAACAATTTTACCATATAAATCAATGTAAGTATATTATTGTAAGAGAATATGTTGAAATATTAAGAAAATAATAAAATTTGATTTTATTCTGCAATTATATGTTCTACTAGTTTTTATGTGGATTGAATGAATATTAAAAATAATGTAGAATGTAAATATAAGGGGTGAAAAAATGAGGGATAAGAAAAATTTAATAGATGGGTTAGGAAAAGTATTATTTTATTTTATAGTATGGATAATTTTGGTGGCAATAAGTATAATATTTTCGTTTAAGGTTTCTAAGTATGGTAATCATTTATTAATAAATGATTATTTTAATTTTATTGGTTCTTTTGGCGGTGCTGCTCTTAGTTCTATTATTTCATTTTTTATATTATTTATTACAATAATCTATAACAAATCTGATCAAGAGGAAAATATGTTAAATTTATCAAGACCTGTTATTAAAATAGAAAGTAGAATGTCAGATAATGGTGAATATGCAAAAGAGTATTGTGCCGTTAAAGATATTAATAAAAGAGAAAACTTAACATTGATAAAATTTATAATAAAAAACATAGGAAATGGACCAGCGAGAAATATTGAAATGAAAATAAATGATAATAGTATTACTACATTTAATGGAATAATCGAAAAACTTGATTTAGGAGTTGGAGAGGAAACGTATATTTGGTTGATAGTAAGATATGCTGAATCGTTTTTTAAAGAAGAAAATAATCTTATGGAAATAATTTGCGAAGATATATTTAGCAAAAGGCAATACAAATATAAAGTATCGATAATAGAAGGGAAAACATGTGACAATACAATACAAATGATTGAAGAAAATATAATAAAAAAATAGGAACTCTAGAAATAGGAGTTCTTTTTATTTTGTATAAAAGGAGAATGATTATGTTTAGATTTAATGAAATGATAAGTAATATTACAATTGATTCTACTAACAAAAGGAATAATAGAGTGCAAACTTGGTTTCTACAATCATTCATGAAAGCGAATAGAAGGAACGAAGAAAATGAGAAAAATAACTAATAGAGAATACATAGAAAGAAAGCAAAAGAATAAGGCTGTTAAAAGAACTAAGAATTCATATTGGACAATGGAAGAATAGAAGTTTAATAATACATAAAGCGAGGTGATAAAGGTGGGGAAAGTTAAAAAGAAAGATTATGTATTCTTAAGCAAATGGGAAGGACAAGATCTAAAATGTGCATGTATGTTTTTTAATCCTAAATGTGATAGTAAGGTATGTGAAGAAATCGAACTATCTTTATTGCCATACCAGGACTTAGAGAGCTGCATGAAGGAAAGAAGATATGAGCGTAGAAAAGGTGCCTTAAGGCAGAAATAATTCTGATATCGTGCAAATGAAAGGAGTGTGTATAATGGTGCTTGATGGAATATGAAAGATGAAACTATTATTAAATGTGATAGGAATAAATTAAAAGACATATTAGGTATAAGTATTAATGCACTCAAGCTAGTAGAAAAAAGAGATAATCTAGAATATAGGTTGAGTAAATGTGGTTATGAATTAATAGATAAATATAAGGTTAAAAATAAATATATTTATGTTATTAAGAAGAATAACTCAGAGCTAAAGAAGAAAATCGGTAGCATGTATAACACTAATAGAACTGATAAATTCATTAATTATTTTAATATAAGGACCATAGAAGTACCTAAGACAATAAAAGAGATAGCGGAAGAATCTAAGGTCGCAGAAAAGACAGTAATTAAGTGGGATAATACATTGCAGGATAAAAGAATATTATCAAAGGATGGCTTTTACTATTTTAAGATAGATAGAAATAGCAATCAGATCACAGAGATAAGCAAGGAGGAATATAAATCCTTCTGGAAAAATAAAGTTTATCTGAAGGCCTTCGCTGATTTAAGAATGAAATATATCAGGGGAGAAATATCCCTTACAGAATTTCAGTTAACCAGTGGAGATATTGCGGTAATAATAAGCATGATAGAGAATAAGCATTGTTTTAAGATTAAAAAGTACAAGGTAAATCGAAATGAGATTTATGAGTACACTAGAAAAATAATAGATGAATATCAAAAGGGTGTCGTTTTTGAGGGGTAATTACATGCTATATATTATATATATAAGGTGTAATTGTATGCTGAAAATGAAACCTTTTTATCATAGGTTTAGATGTTAAATATAATAATAGATTAATGTTAAGGCGTTAAGAGAGTGAGGTGATAGAGCATGGCCAATAAAACATTGAATGATAAGCAGATTAAGGCTATTGAATTATTGGTGCAAGGTGAGAGTATATCTGATGTTGCGAAGATTATAGGGGCGAGCAGAACTACTGTTTCAACGTGGAAGAATAAAGATGAATTGTTTAAGACTGAGTTGGACAAGTCGCTTCAAGCGCTTAAATCTGATGTAGAAACACAAATAATGAACAATATAAATCCTTTAACCGCTAAGTTAATTAAGATAGCATTGAAAAGTAATAGTGATAAAACGTCCCTAGATGCCATTATATATACACTGAATAGAGTGTTAGGAACTCCTACTAATAAGATACATGATATAAACAATGACAATAGCAAGAATGAAATAGTGGATATAGACGATATGCTGAATGATATAAGCGATAACAAGGTGATAGAACTACCTAAAGTTAAATAGTATTTCGCATTGATACGTACGAAATGATAGGTTTATTAGTAAAAGTTTATTAATAGTAAACAAAAAATAATAAAACTTAACTCTAAGAATGGCTTAAATAGGTACTTTTACATGACTTCGTGAAAACAAGATTTAGCGAAATGATTCTATATAGGAGAATTGCTATCCAAAAGGGTGGGGTAGGTTCTAAATTAGAAATTGCCTTAAGCCTGTCGGCGGACTCCATAAAATTTTATTATATTTTTTATTCTCAAAGAAAAGAGGTGATAGCATGATTTATTTTGATAATAGATTATTTGAGAAAGAAAACTTATATGAATTATATATACTGAAAAAATACCTAACCAAACATTATGATGAAGAAAAGGCTATCGCCTTAATTAAAATGAATTCACATAGGTTAGATGATTTAGCAATGGCACTAGGGAAAAATGATATAGAGTTCTTTTGCTTGTATTTTATGAGCGACACTTTTGTTGTTAAGGATAATAATACTGCAAGAGCATTATCTAAGGGACATTATGAACTATGGGAACTTGCTAATGACATATTTGTAGCCGATAAATTTGATAAGGCAGCAATAATAGAACCTAGAGGATTTGCTAAAACAACTATATTTGATATGGCGGTTAGTGTATGGCTACATTGTTATAAAAGGTCTTTATTTACATTATTAGGTGCTAAAACTGATACTGACGCAACTCAATTCCTTGATTCAATTAAGAAGGTATTCAACGAAAATCATAAGATAATTAAGTGTTTTGGTAAATTGATAAATGTTAAATCCTACAAAACTAATAACGAAAGATATACAGTAAATGCTAATGAGGTTGAATTTACTAATGGTACTTATATTAAAACAGTTGGTTCCGGAACTTCTGTTCGTGGTGCTAACTGGGGAGGAATAAGGCCTACTGTATTTATTGGTGATGACTTTCAAGACGAAAAGAATATACTTACAGATGCAGCAAGAGAAAAACAATATTCTAAATGGACTAAAGAAATAGAAGAAGTTGGAGATAAAGCAGTATATAGAAATGGTATCAAGATAAAGGCAGCTACTAAGGTAATCGCTATAGGAACAGTATTGCATGTAGATTGCCTTATGAGTAAATTAAGTAGGAATAATGATTATTACACTATCTTAAGAAGGGCTATCGTTCTAAATGATGATGAAACTGTAGAAGATATATTCGAAAGCGAATTATGGCGAGAATGTCATGATATATATTTTGATGAAAAACTAAATAAGGATGAAAGAAAAATCAAAGCTAAGCAATTCTATGAGGATCACAAGGAAGAAATGCAATTTACAACCTGGTGGCCCGAAAAATGGGATTGCTTTAATGATTTAGCGGTTAAATATTGGGAGGATAGAAGGTCATTTATGAGTGAATTAATGAATGATGCAACTTCTATTGGGGAGAAATGGTTTAAATCAGTAGCAACACAAACCAAAGAAGAAATAGAGCAACATGATTTTACTAAAACGATGATGTCTATAGATCCAGCTAGTACAACTAATAAGAAATCAGATAGTACAAATATAATGGTTGGAAGTAAAGCAACTAATGATTTTACTTATATAAGGGATTTGGTCCATAGAAAACTTACTTTTAGTCAATATTGCGAAAAGGTTGTTGAGGTTCTAGAAAGAAATCTTGACGTAACTCATATAAACCTTGAAAAAAATACATACCAAGGTGCTGACGTTGAAAAAATAAAAGAATTGATAGGAAAAAGCGAAATACTAAAAAGAAAAAAATATATATGGATTAATGAAATGCAAAAGAAAAATAAAGATGAAAAAATTAGCACAATTATAGATCAAGTGAATAATGGACAGATAATAATTGTATCTGACATGGAAGATAGTAAAAAAGCTATTGATGAAATTTTAGATTTTCAAGGTCAATTATATAGCGTACATGATGATGCTCCTGACAATCTGGCAGAATTAGAAATAAAACTTAAAACAATAATAGTTTCAAGGAAAGTAAAAATCCTTGATAGAAGATTATTAGGATTATAGGAGGTGATAATTTGAAAATTAGTGATGTTGTAAAAAAAATATTCAATAAAGAAATTGGATTAAACTTAAATAACACAGAACATTTAGAACTAGTAAAAAAGGCGCATGGTTCATACTATGTCTTTAAAAATATCTATGAAAAAATGTATAGATACTATAAAGGTGATACGGATGCAATAAGGAAATATCTTTTTATAACCAAAAGGTCTAATTTAAAGATAAATACAAACTATATAAAGAAGTTTATAAAAGAAGAAGTAGCCTACACATTGGGGAATGATATAACTTACAAATCAAGAACTGATAACGAAAATATAATAAAAGATATAGAATATTATACAGCTCATTGGAATGAGTTACATGATACTGACCTTATGAAATACTTACTTATATTCACAAAAGTATATGAGCTTTATTATATAGATGATAATGCTAATTTTTGCACCAAAATTATTAAACCTACCGAAGGATATGCATACGTTGATAATGCTTCGGGTAAGGTTTTGTTTTTTATTCATACATTTAAAAATGATTTTGAAACAAATAATAATATTGATGTCTATACTGATGAATATATTTATCACTTTGACAACAAATTTAATGAAATAAGTAATCCTACTAAAAATTTATTTGGTGAAGTACCAGTTTCTATAGGCGAGCTAACAGAAGAAGGTTATGACGATAGTTTATACAAAGATTTAAAAGGGATTCAAGATGCTTTTGAAACTAACTTATCTGATATTGGTAATGAAATAAGTGATTTTAGAAATGCTTATATGGTATTTAAAAATGCTCAACTTAATGAAGAGGATATACCTAAAATGAAAGAATTGGGTATAATTCAATTTCCGGATTCACCAAATGGTGATGCTGGATGGTTAATTAAGAACATTAACGATACGTTTATACAAAATACTTTAGATAGGTATGAAGATACTATGTATCAATTAGCCTGTCATATAAATCATAACGAAAAGTTACAAAGCAATCTTAGTGGAATTACTTTAAGGTCTAGATTAATAGTTCTTGAAAATAAATGTAGCTTACAAATAAAAGCTCACAAAAACATAGTTAAAAATAGAATTAGATTTTTATTTATATATCTAGATTTAAAGAAAAATAAAGTGTATGACTATAAAGATGTAAAAGCTCTTTATACTCCTAATATTCCAACTGATGATTTAGCAACTGCGCAAATGTTAGCTCAAATACCAGAAGGGGTTATATCAAAAGATACTGCAAGAGGAAGGTTTAGTTTTATAAATAATACGGTTGCTGAAGCTGAAAAAGTTAAGAAAGAGCAGGAAGAGGAAATGCCACAAGTTGATTTAGATAAAGAATTAGGTGATGAAATTGACTAAGGAAGAAAAGTTTATAGAAAGTCTTTATAAACTAGCTGAGAAGCAACTGCAAAAGATTTATAAATTTAAAAGAGTTAGTAGAGATGCAATCTTACAAGAAATAGCTAATGTTTTATTAACTTATACTATTGCAAATGATGTTATGGTAATGGATAGTGCAACTATTGAAAAAGAATACAAAAAAATGTCTAAATTAGTAAATGATATAGCAAAAGGTGAAGCAGCTTCTCAAGAAAAAATAATTGAAGAATTATTAAGTACTGTAGTCAAGGAAACTTTTAGTTTTTATAACTACAACAAAGGCTTGAAAGATGTAAAAAAGATAATAGAAAGTAATTTCAAAGGTAAACATTTTTCTGATAGAGTTTGGGAGAATGAAAAAGAAGTAGCTAACCATTTGCATAGAAAAGTACAAGATTTCCTTAAAGGGAAGGTGAATGTAAATCAAATTAGAAAAGATATAGAAAAAACATTCAATATGAGTGCTTATAACAGTAAAAGGTTAGTAGAAACAGAAGTTTCTAGGGTTTCAAGTAATGCCTTTGATAGGTATTGTGAGGAAACAGGAGTTAAGAAAGTTAGATATAATGCAACTTTAGATAGTAAGTTATGTGATGATTGTGGGAAATATCACGATAAAGTATTCGATATTAAAGATAAGTTAGAAACGCCAAGGCACCCTTGTTGTCGCTGTTTCTACACAATCGAGGAATAAGGGGAGGATATATAAATGGAACGATTTGAAGTAGTAGTGAGAATGAAAAGTGGCGATACTCATATATTTCTGACAGATGATAGTGATATATGTGATCGCGTTATTGATGAAATGAATTTAGGTAGAGATTTTATATCAATAGAAGGTCATTTGTTAATTAATCTTGATGAATTAGAATCAATTTCAAATAAGCCTATATTAGTAATAAATTCTAAGTCTTAGGAAACTAAGGCTTTTAATTTTGCTCTTAAATCGTCTTGTGTGCTTTATGTGTACAAGGGGTATAAATACATTACTAAGTTAAATAATTTTGTGTCACAAGGCTCATAGAGGTTTGTGGGATAAGGAGGATATATGTTAAAGAAAGAATTATTAAAATTAATAGAAAAAGCTGGTGATGATGAAAATATAGATTCATTACTAGAAAATAGTGATTTAGCTAAGTCACTACAAGCTAGTGGACTTACCTTAGAGGCCTTTAAGGAAAAATTAAAGAATGATAAAGACTTTAAAGCTTTTATTGATAGCGAAAATGACAAGTATCATAGTAAGGCTTTAAAAACTTGGAAAGAGAATAACTTAGAAAAGGAGCTTGAACCTTTTATTAAGGATAAGTATCCAGATTTGGTTACGGATCCAGTACAAAAGAAGGTGCTAGAACTAGAAAAGGAATTAGAAAAAGAAAGACAAGCTAATGCGAGAAAAGACCTATTAACTCAGGCTATAAAATATGCAGCAGATAAAAAATTACCTGCCAGTGTAGTTGAAAAGTGCTTAGGTGAAGATTTTGATAAAACTAAAGAAGTTATAGATTCTATAGCTGATGATTGGTCTAAAGGTCTTGAAGCAATAGCTACTGAGAAAATGAAACAATCTAGTTATATACCAGGTAAAGGTTCAGATGGAAAACCAATGAGTATTGGTGCTTCTATTGCAGCTCAAAATAATTCAAAATCAAGTGCTCCAAGTAATCCTTGGGGTGATAAATAAGGAGGAAAATTTATGTATTTTAAAAAGTCAAGTTATGAAAATGATATGGAAATTTTAGTTACTGAAAAGAATTTAGTTACTTTTTCAGGAACAGTACTAGCTTCAAATGTTACTCAAGCTGATGAAAATGGAAGAAAGTATGTAAAAGCGGGTTCCTTTATAGATGCAACTGGAACAGTTGTAAAAGCAAGTGGTTCTTCTTTTGAAGGAGATCCTGTAGGAATTTTATATAAAACAGTAGATGTTACTTATGGTGATGCTCCTGCTTCAATAATAGTTGAAGGTTATTTAAGAGAGGATAGAATCTTTGATGGATTTGAAGAATATGCTAAAACTGCTGCTAAGGCAAAAGTGCCAAATATAAAATTTAGATAATAAGAAGGGAATGATATTATGCCAAGATTAGAAGAAGTTTTTAATACAAATGAATTAGTTAATTATTTTAAAGAAAGACAAGTTACTCCTATGTTGGGTGAATCACTTTTTCCAGAAAGGAAAATTCAAGATATTGAATTTGATATGATTTTAGGAACTGGTGGACTTCCTGTTACTGCTGAGGTTCATGCTTTTGATACAGAAACTCAATTAGCTTCAAGAGAAGCAATTGAAAAAGGTGTTGCAAGTTTAGCTCTTATAAAGAGAAAAATTAAAATTGCAGAAAAAGAAATCATAAAGATAAATAATCCAAGAACAGATTCAGAGTTAGCTTTTGTTTTATCTCAACTTTATAATGATGCTGAAAAGATGACGGATTCAGTTAAGGTTAGAGTTGAAGCTATGAGAATGGAATTATTATCTACTGGTAAAATTGCTATTAATGAAAATAAGGTGAAAGTTACTATTGACTATAAGGTGCCAAATGGTAATAAAAAATCATTCGCATGGCAAGCTCCTGAAACCGATACTCCATTGAATGATTTAGCTACACTAGCTGATGCAGTTGAAACTGAAAGTGGATATAGACCAACAAGAGCTTTAACTTCTAGAAAACTTGTTAAAACTATTTGTAATTGTGCTAGTGTAAGAAAAGCTATTTATGGAGTTAATTCAGATAAAATTGTTACTTTAGCTGCATTAAATGAACTTTTAGCTCAATTAGATTTACCTCAAATTGTGGTTTATGAAGGAAAGTATAAGAAGGAAACGTCTAAAGGGTTTACTACTGCTAGATATTTCCCTGAAAATGTAATATCTATGTTTGGAGATGAAACTTTAGGTGAAACTATTTATGGTTTAACCGCTGAAGAAGTTAAATTAATTGGTGATGGAAAGATGGATGAAGCTTCAATATTAGATAATAAGATTTTTGTTGGAACTTATACATCTATAGATCCAGTTGGAGAATTTACTAAGGCTGTTGCTACTGCATTACCAACACTTCCACATGGAGAAGAATTAGGAATAGGAACTATAACATTTTAATAGCGGAGGATTAATTTCCTCCTTATTTTTATATAGGAGGGGTGATTTTGACTTTAGAGGAGAAAAATGAAGCTAAAGCAATTTTAGTAATAAAGAATTATTTAAATAGAAATCTAAGTGATGAATATATAAAGAAAAATTATGCTTTGGCTATAGATCAATTAATAGAAAATGCAAATAAACTTAATTCAACTAAACCAGTAGGGGTAAAGTCTATGAGTGAAGGGAAGCAATCTATATCATTTGAAAGTAATTTGGAGGCTTGGGCGATAACTTCTGATGTGAAAGCTTTATTACCAACTCCATATGTAAGGATGTGGTAGTATGGCAGTTTTATTTAAAAATGCAGATATAACTATATACAATAGATATACGGATGCTAGTAGCGGAGTTGATAAATATCAGAGAACAGTAATAAAAGGCGTTAATTGGCAAGGTAAAAGGAATGGTACTGTATCGGATAAGGGATTACTACTGGCTGATAGTACTCTTATTTTTATAGATAAGTTAAATAATTACGTAAGTCCTAAAAGATTTAACAAATTATCTGATGAAGAAAGACATAAATATTTCACTTTTGATAGTAATGGTGACAAGATAGTTAAAGGTGAAGTTGATTTCGAGGTAACAGGAGTAAAACCTTTTAGAATTGCTGATTTAGAAAATGAGTTTGATGATGTTATAAATATAAAATCTGTAAATCTATTATCTGATCACTTTGAGATAGAGGGGGTATAGAATGAGTTCATTAAGTAAGTTGCATGAAAAGTGTAACAAATGTAAAGAAAAAGATTCTTGTGATAATAAAAGAATGATAACTTGTGGAATTTCTGAATTACCAAAGTCTAATATGATGAGTTTAAGTATTCCTAATACAGAGCCGTTAGCTCAACCATTATTAATACCTAATACACCGATAACAATAAATATGGGTGAATGTGGAACTATAAATACTAGCTTGGAAGAAATTCAAGAGAAATTGAAAAGAGAGTTTTATAAGGACTTAAATATAGGATGCACTTATGGCTACTAATGTAAGAATAAAGATGGATGATACAGGCAAAATTCTTTTAAAAAGATATCTTAATAAAGATGGTCAAGCACAAGAAAAATTCACTAAGGAATGCGCTAAATGGATGAATAATTATGTTCCATATGATCATGGTGGACTTAAAGATATTAGAGTTGAAATAAAGAAAGATAAGGTAATATATGATTCTGATTATGCTAAAAAACAATATTACACTAATAAAGGGTTAGGAAAAGAAGGTAACTCTGTAGGGGGACTTAGAGGTAAGTTTTGGGATAAGCGTATGTGGAATGATAGAGGTAATGATGTAGTAAAATCTATAGCGCAATTTGTAGGAGGTAGAGCTAAATGATAATAGATGCTTTGAGAAATTATATTAGAAATTGTCCTCATTTAGATACCTTCAATAATGCTATAAAAGTTAATGTGAATTATTTAGAAGGTAATCCAGATACTTATTCTATAGAAGAAGTTCCTATAAATCCAATAGTAAGAAAATATGTTAATGGTGATAGTATAAGACAATATGCTTTTATATTTACTTCTAGGGAGCCTTATGGGATTGATGTATTGCAGAATATAGATAATAGTGGATTTTATGAAAAGTTTGCGGATTGGATAGAAAACAATAATGATAAAGGGATATTTCCGTTACTTGATAATGGATTAGAACCTTTATCCATAGAGGTCACAAGTACTGGATATGCTTTTGCAGTAACAGAAGATACTGCGCAGTATCAAATAAATTTAAGATTAAAGTATTTTAAGAGAAAGGAATGAATTAAATGGATATTAGAAAAAGAAAAGTACAAGCTAACTACTTAAAAGTCAAAGAAGCTTTTGAACTATTAGGAGCAGGATTTACTGAACTAAATGAAAGTCCTTCAGCTCAAACAACTTCTAAGAGGTATATAAATCAATCAAGTTCTAGTCAAAGTGTAACAGGTTATGAGTGGTCAACATCATTTAATACAGATCAAATAGCTTCTGATAAAGCAATAGAGTATATAAGAAATATTGGAGAGATGCAGTTAACCGGCGCTTATACAGAAACAGAGTATATAATAGTTGATTTAGATAAGAAGTCTTCTGAAGAAAATAAGTTTAGAGCTAGAAAATTTAAAGTTGCTATTGCTGTAGATAGCTTTGATGATAATGATGGGGAATTAGGAATTTCAGGTACTTTTTTAGGACAAAGTGATCCAATTGAAGGAACTTTTGATACTTCTACAAAGACATTTGAAGAAGGATTTACTAAGAAGATTGTTGATGTAGCTTATGCTAATACTGGTTCAATAACTGAAATATCTGTGCCAGGAATAACGTTCAATGATAGTGAAGATAAATTTAAAGGAGTTCCTTTTGATTTAGATAAATTTACATTTAAAGATAATGGAGCTTTAAAGACTGCTACATTAGGAAATAGCTGGACTATAAAATAGAAATGGGGGAATATTGAATGATAATTAACGGTGTTGAGTTAGAAGATATAGATTTCTATGATTTAGAAGTGGCAGAAAAATATGATAAGTCCATGGAGGAGTTAAAAAAAGTAGAAGAAAATAATAAGAATATGAGTATGACACAAGTTGTTAAAACTCAATGTGAAACTATTTTTAACGTATTTAATACTATGTTTGGAGAAGGAACTGATAAAAAGGTATTTGGGAATAGAGTTAATTTAAAAATATGCTTAAAAGCCTTTAGCGAATTGGTTGACCAAGCAAATGAACAAAGAGTAGAAATTGAAAAAATAGCTCATAAATATTCTCCTAACAGAGCTCAAAGACGAGCTAAAAAATAATGAATATACTAGTTGATTTACTACCTATTGCAGTAGAAATTGATAATAAGAATTACGAGATTAATAGTGATTTTCGTACTTCTATTTTATTTGAATTATTAATGCAAGATAGTTCTATAGGAGCAGAAGATAAAATTATAACAGCTTTAGAACTTTATTATCCAGTTATACCGGAAAACATCAATGAAGCAATAGAGCAAATGTTATGGTTTTATAGGTGTGGTAAAGATATAAAGAAATCAAAAGCAAAGGGTAAAAGTAAGAGCGTCACTCAAATTTACAGTTTTGAATATGATGATGATTATATTTATGCTGCATTTATGGATCAATACAACATTGATTTGCAAGATATAGAATACCTTCATTGGTGGAAGTTTAAGGCTATGTTTAATAGCTTAAAAGAGGATATTAAGATAGTAAAGATAATGGAATATAGAAGTATAGATTTATCTAAAATTAAAGATAAAGAACAGAAAGCTTATTATAAGAAAATGAAAAATTTATATGAAATACCTATATCTAAAGATGAAGATAGGAAATTAAGAGAAATAGAAGAAGCTATATTAAATGGTGGAGATTTAAGTAAAGTATTGTAATGATATCCATATTTATACTATAATAGTGAATAATAAAAGCAGGAATAGGGGATTTTGATACAGATATTAAATTATTTTTAGGTGGTAGCCAAGTTGAAAGTGTAAATTTAAAAGTACCTACTGATTCTACCAAAACAATAAGTAAAATACTTTAAAAGCACTGTATAAGTGCTTTTTTTTAATTGAAATTAAGAGGGTGATTTAAATAGAAGATATACGTTGTATAAATTGTAATCAGTTGCTTTTAAAAGCTGATATAGTAAGAAGGGAAATAAAATGCCCTCGTTGTAAAAAAATAAATAAATTAGAAATTAATCGTAAAGACAGAGCTTAGAGCCACACCTTAATTGAGTAGTGAGCCAATGCCTGTTTTTTTTATTTTGTAAAGAAAGTAGGTGAGTAAATGGCTGATGGAAGAATTATTATAGATACACAGATAGATGGTGCTGGTGCTGAAAAAGATATAAAAAGCTTAAGTGGGAAATTAGGAAGTTTAGCGAAAACAGGAGCTACTGCGATAGCAGGATTAGTAGCTGCTGCAAGTGCAGCTGTAGCGGGATTGGCAACTTTATCAGTAAAACAATATGCAGAATTTGAGCAACTTACAGGTGGGGTTGAAACACTATTCAAAGATAGTGCTGATTTAGTTAAAAGATATGCTGCCAATGCTTATGAAACAGCAGGTTTATCAGCAAATGAGTATATGAATACTATTACCGGGTTTTCGGCTTCATTATTACAAGGGCTTGGCGGTGATACAGAAAAAGCAGCACGAATAGGACACCAAGCTATTCTTGATATGTCGGATAATGCTAATAAAATGGGCACTAGTATGGAAATGATACAAAATGCTTATCAGGGATTTGCTAAACAGAATTATACTATGTTAGACAACTTGAAACTAGGTTTTGGTGGAACTAAAGAAGAAATGCAGCGATTATTAGTAGAAGCTGAGAAGATAAGCGGTGTTAAATACAATATAAGTAATTTCAGTGATATTATAGAAGCGATTCATGTTATTCAGAATGAAATGGGAATTACAGGTACAACAGCAAAAGAAGCTGCAACTACAATTAGCGGAAGTTTTAATATGCTTAAATCTGCTTGGTCTAATATATTAACAGGAATGGCCAGTGATACGGAAAATTTTGATGACTTAGTAAATGATTTAGTTTATAGCTTACAAACTTTTGGTGGAAATATATTACCTAGAATAAAAATAGCTATAGGCGGAATTACAAAATTATTTAATAGTTTAGTACAAGAATTACCTTCACTAATAAATAACATTTTACCTGAGTTGTTGAATAGTGGTATTGATATTGTTAAAAACCTAATAAGCGGAATACAAGAAGGATTACCATCTTTAATAAATACAGCTTTAGATATAATGATGTCCTTAGTTAATGGTGTTATAGAGGTAATGCCAATGTTATTAGAAGTAGGCTTACAAGCATTAATAACTTTAGGACAAGGGATAGCAGAGAATTTACCTACATTAATACCTACTTTAGTTAATCTAGTAATTTCTATGTGCGATATGATAATAGAAAATTTACCTTTAATTCTAGATGTTGCAATAGATATTATATTAGCTTTAGTAGAAGGATTAGTAACCGCATTACCTACATTGATTAGTGAGGTACCAAGAATAATTAATGAATTTTCTAATGCCATATATAGTGCATTACCTCAGATTTTAAAAGCAGGTGTAGATATATTATTAATGCTTATAAAAGGTTTAATAGATAGTATTCCTACTTTAATAGCTAACATACCTCAAATTATAATGGCAATAGTTAATGTATTTACCCTATTTAATTGGTGGCAAATAGGTTCTAATTTAATTGCAAACATAGGTAAAGGTATTACTAGTATGGTGTCTAATATAAAAGCTATTGCTAGTTTTACAGCTGAAAGTGTTATAAATGGAATTAAGGGAATATTTAGTGCTGGGGGTAGTATAGGTAAAAACTTAATAAGTTGGGTAGCTAATGGTATTAGTAGTTCTTTAGGTAACTTACTTCAAGCGGCTAAAAATGTAGCTATATCAGCTATACAAGGTATAAAAAATATATTTGGTTGGAATGAAGCATCTAGTATTGGTAAAAACCTTATACGTGGTATTTGGAATGGTATTTCAAATATGACTGGGTGGATATTAAACTTAATAGGTGGTTTTGCAGATAGTGTTATAAGTAGTATTAAAGGATTTTTTGGCATACACAGTCCTAGTAGGGTAAAATATTGCCCCCTATGTTGGTAACAACATAGTAAACATCGGGAAAGAAATCGGGAAGGCTAAGAATTATACTTATTAATAAAATCTATTAAAGGAAATAGTTATTATTCAAATAAAGAAAAGTATAGTTTACGTTAATCCGAATGGAAGGCTATGTTTAAAATCATAGTCACATGCAGAGCATAGGAGTTGAAACTAGGCTCTTTTTTATTGAAAGAGTTTAGAATATAATACTCCCACGAGTTCCCGACAACCTTAGTGGTTGAAAAGATATGCCGACCTTATAGGAAACTATAAGAACTAGAGGATAAAAAACCTTTAGGATAACAAAGTGAATGAGAGATTTAATAGGTACGAATATCGTTAAAGGTATTGGAGTTGGAATTGATATAGAAACTCCTAATCTAGAGAAAGATATTGATTCTAATATGAGTGATTTAGTTGCTAAAATGCAAACTACAGTAGATTATGAAACTGCTATGACTACTGCTAGAGTTGTAACTCATAATAATGTTTTAAGTGGAGTTGATATAGAGGATAATGATCCAAAGGAAAGACCTATAATAGTAGAAGCTAAGTTAATTGTTGATGGTAAAGAATTTACTCAAGAAGTTGTTGCCCCTAACCAAGATGTTTTAACTGAATATTATGAAGGGAGGTAAGTAAATGTTAAAAGAAGGTGAGTTGTATTTTAATGGAAATAGAAGTTTGAATTTAAATTTATATTTAGAAAAATATCCTTCTATCCCGATAACAAATGAAGAGTATGAAGAAATACAAGTTGAAGGTAGAAGTGGTAGTTTAATAATAAATAAAGGAACGTATCCTGATAAAAAAATTACTTTTACATTTACGATTCTATCTCCACAAATAGATATTGATTTTGAAAGAATTTACGAATGGTTAACCGAAATAGAAGATAATAGACTTATCTTTGGTAGAGAAGATAGGTGTTATAAGGTTAAAAAGGTTAATTTTAAAGATATAAAAAAGCAATTTAGGACTATAGGAGAATTTGATGTTACTTTTTTATGTGAGCCTTTTACACAAGATCTTGAGAAAACAGTACATGAAATAACTTCTAGTGGATATAAAATCTATTACAATGGAAATGCTCCAGGAGATACTTTAATAAAGGTTTATGGAACTGAGAATATACAATTAACTGTAAATAGTGAAACAATGCAAATTAATAATGTTGCTGACTATGTAGAAATTGATAGTGATTTACTACAAGTTAGAAATAAAGATAAAACCTCCAAGGATGATGATACCTCGGGGGATTTTATTTTGCTTGAAAAAGGCATAAATGCAATTTCTTATACTGGAAATGTAACAAAAATAATTGTTGAATATACTACAAAATATAAGTGTTAGGAGGGATATAAATGAAAAAACAAATAAAAGTAGCTTATTTCCCTTCTTATACTGAAAAGAATAAAGTATTAGGTAGCAATGGTAAATCTTTAGATAAATATTGTATTAAATGTGAGCCTGATGAAGATTTAAGCTCTGGTAATTATATTTTAGATGCAACTTTCTTAATCGAAGACAATCTTCAGGATCTATTACAAGAAGAAGTTATTTTAAAAGTTCTAGTGGATTATGGAAATGAAGTTTTTAGAATAAGTAAAGTTACAGTAGGAACTAGGTATATAGATGTAGTTGCTAGGCAAATTACTATTTCAGATTCCTTAACATTATGGCTAGAAGATGTAAGGCCTACAAACTTAAATGGTCAAGCCGCTGTAAGTTGGATGTTAGATAATGCGGAAGGTAGAAAAGAAATACAAATAGTATCAGATATAGATGCTATTGCAACTGCTTATTATCAACGCATGAGTCTATATAAAGCCTTACACGATAATGAGAACTCATTCTTAAATCGTTGGGGTGGGGAAGTCCAAAGGCGTGGTTATACTATTTATATTAATAAGCGTATTGGAAGAGATAGAGGATTTAGCATAAGAGAAGGTAAAAATCTTACTGGATTTAAAGGTACTTCTAATATAGATAATCTAGTCACTAGGGCGAGAGGACAAGGTTACAATGGAATATTAGGTAACTATATAGATAGTTCACTTATAGGCGCTTATAATCGAATATACACCAGCGTAATTAAATATGATGATGTTAAGGTTAAAGATGAATATAATGACGAAGGTTATGATACTTTAGAGCAGGCTCAAGCTGAATTAGATAGAAGAATAGAAGAAGAGTTTTCTAAAAATGATATAGATAAAATTAAGGCTAGTTACATTATTAATTTTGTTCAATTAGAAAAGACAGAGGAATATAAAAACTATGTAGTAGCTGAAAGATTGTTTATAGGTGATACTTCCAGAGTTTATATTCCTAAGTTGAATGTAGATATAAAAGTAAGGGCTATGAGTAAAAAGTATGATGTATTAGCTCAAAAAACTAAGGAGATTAAGCTAAGTAATTATATAGAGGTTAAGCCTTTAAGTATTAAGCAAATAGTAGAAAAATTAGAAACTATGGATAGTACAGAAACTATCCTTCAACTAGCTAAAGATAATGCTACTTCTTTAATAAAAGGTGGACTTAAAAATTCTTATGTAATAGTTAGAGAGAATGAAATTATTATAGGTGATACAAAAGACATAAACACTATGATAAATGTTTGGAGATTTAATAATGGAGGTTTAGGTCACTCTAAAACAGGTTATTATGGAGAGTTTGGGACTGCTATAACTCAAGATGGACAAATAGTTGCGGATTTTATAACTACAGGTGTATTAAATGCGGGATTAATAAAAACTGGATTATTAAAAAGTTTTAATGGTGTTTCGTGGATAAATTTAGATAATGGTACTTTTGACTATGCTAATGGAAATTTATCTTATGATGGTCTTACAATGCAAATAATAGGTAAGATAATTAATGTTCTAAACGGCTATGGTGTAGAAATGGATCAAGGTGGTCTTATGTTTGCTACAAATGGAGAAGTGGTTGGGGGTATAAGAAGTTCTAAATATAATCAAAACAATACTATAAATGGATTATCTATAGTTAATACAAGAGATGGCGATTACATAGATATTGGATTTACCGAAAGTGAGGATTTTGAAGGTAATACAGATTTTTATCCTGTTTTAAGAATATCTAAAATAGTTAATCAATTGTTAGGAAATTTTAAAGGGATACAACTTCTAGAGAATACAAGGCTTGCTAGCATGAAAACTTTTTATTTAGAATCGAATGACAGTAAATGTCCGCATGAAATTTATAACACAGCTGGTGGACTTTTAGCTTTATTCGGTGATAACGGAACAATGTTAGGATATATTAAAGGTTCAGAAAAGGTTAAAGTTTTAGAGATTGTAGAAGCTGTTGGTGAAGCTGGGGTTCAAGCATATCTGTATAAAAATTTAAGTATGGCAGGTAATAAAATATTAGGTGTATCAGATATCTTCACAGGAACTACATCACATAGATATCATCATGATGGTTGGTGTGGTTCGATAGAAGCTACAGCAAAGAGAATTAGCAACTTAAATGTATTTTATGATAGTGGTTGGTATGCATATAGCTCTGGCTCTAACGGAGCTCCTTCAAGCTATGGAGTAATTTTACATTTAAAGTGGGGAGAAACAGATTTTGTACAAATAGCATTTGACTTCGCTAATACTATGTATCAAAGAGCATGGGTTAATGGTACTTGGACTAACTGGACACAAAGGTAAAAGGTGATTATATGAATAAAGTATTTATAAATAAAGAAACTGATATGGTAGAGCAAATACTAGAGATTAGAGAAGGAGAGATAATTCCGGATGATTACTTTCCTAATTGCTATGCTATAGAGGATATGGAAGGTAATATCAATGCTTATAATCTTAAATACAATAAAGAAACTAAAGAGTTTGAAGTTGTAGAAGGATTACCTGCTAAGGAAGAAGGAAGAGTTATAAAGCAACCTACAGTAAAAGATTTTCAAGAGTTAAAAAATGAAAATGAAAATTTAAAGGTTAGATTAGAAAAGCTTGAACAATTATTAAATGTGAGGTAAGATAATGGCTAGTAAAATAAGTATAAATTTAGATACTTCAAAAGAAAATTATTTAGTGTCTAAATGTAAACAAAATGATGATTTAGTGCTAGAAGCATTTATACATGATAAAGGATTAGAATTAGATTTAACTAATAAAGAAATAACTATACAAGCTTTAAAAGCGGATAATACTTATATTATTCAGAATACAGATATAGTTAAAGAAAATAATAAAATTATAGCTAATCTCGTAAAAGATTTTACGAGAGTGCCAGGAGAAACAAAAATAGAAATAGTTTTAGTAGCGAGTAGTAAACAGAATACTACTTTTTCTTTTACTCTCGAAGTGGTTGGAAGTGTTATTCGTGGAGCAGTCCAAAGTGGCAATACTGTAACTATACTAGAAGTATTAGATAATAAAATAGAATTGGCTAGACAAGTTAAGGAAGAAACCAAACAATTAATAGAAAATGGAGGAGCTGCGACTACAGGGCAAGTTAAGGAACTTAATGCGTCATTGGAACATAATGCTAAAGTTGTTGGATTGACTGATGAAGATGTTAATATCTATGTTAATTGTGATATTGGTAATGATACTACTGGAAATGGTACAATAGATAATCCATACAAAACAATTCAAAGAGCTTTTGATTCTATACCTAAGGTTATAAACAATAGGCATACAGTTTTTTGTGCACCAGGAACATATGATGAAGAACCATATCTTAGTGGGGTTATAGGTGGTTCAATTTATGTTATGAGTTATGGTGATAAACCAGATGTCAATGAAGATATTTCTTGTAGAGTTAAAGCTGTTCGTTTTTACGATATAATGGGGTATGTTCATATCGAAGATTTTGGGCAAATAAATTACACAATGGAAACTAGGTCATTTATGCTTTTTAGTCGTTGTATCTATGGTTCAGTTAGTCGTTGTAGATTTGATATTAATTTATTGAATACAACTAAGAGGACAATTGAATGGGATGGTTCTAATGGATCTGTTGGTACTTCTTATTTTGGTAATCAATTCATTTGTATCTATTCTCAAAATGGTAGTAGTGTCAGAGTAGATTTTAATAATACTATAGGCGAACAATGCAATAGGGCATTATACGCAGATGGTGGACATATAGCTAAAAATGGTGATGTAGCATGGCATGTTGATAAGTCGAATTACCCAGAAACTAAAGTAAATGGTGGACAAATTTTAGGAAGACCTATCTACGAATGGAAAAATTCAGTTTATGAGAATGGTTGGGAAACAAGTGGTAGTATACCTCTTAAATACAGAATAGAAGGTAATTTATGTATCTTAACTGGATGGATAAAAAAAGATACACTAGATACAACAAAAATAACAACAATGCCTGTTGGTTATAGACCTATTGTTACTCAAAGGCATAAGTTAACTATGGGTGGTACAAGTGCCGTTCAATCATCAGAACCTGTGTTAAATATTTCACCTAATGGTACTGTTAATCTTGTGAATTCTGGAAATGTAACAAGTAATATATTGGTGATTAATGTTATCTACCCAATAGCATAATTGCTCATGGATAACTATTATAAACACATTAGATGTACACGTAACAGCGACAAATGATATGTATTTGAGTTAGCATTATTAAACAATAAAAATTATATATCCTCAAAATTATAATTTTAGTATATAATTATAAATATTAACAAGAAATTATCTTATTTTAAGGAGAAAATAATATGACAACAAATGAGTTATTTAAAAGGAAAGTACATAAAGAAGATATGGGAAATACGAAATTAATTAAAGGTAAATTTGTTAATAATAATTCTGAAAATTTAGTAATTGTATTTCAAGCTGCTGGAGTGCTTTCGAAAGAAGATTTTGAATGTATAGTTGATGGTAAGATGAGTAAGGAAGAATTAAACCTTAAACATCAAAAGTACTCATGGTATAAGTTTAGTGAAACGGATTATGCGGATTATTTCTTTATTGAAGATCAGTTTTCTAGTAGTTATGGGTGGTATATGATTGATTCAGGAAAAAGTATAATTCAAGAATTTAACAAAGAGTTAGAAAAACTTATTATTGAAAAAGGTTATAAGTCAGTAACTGCATTTGGAAGCAGTAAAGGTGGAGTAGGAGCTCTGTTATATGGATTGATTAACCCTAAAATTGATAGAGTTTTCTCACTTGTACCTCAAATTCATCCTGTTAACTATATTGATAAATATTTAGAAAAATATAAAAGTCTGTTTTTTCCACAACAAGATATAGAAATAGAAAAATATTTCAATAATATTTTTTTTAATGAAGACTTGTATAAAGAGGGAAATCATATAAATACTAAAGTGTATTTATATACTGGTATTGGTGATGAGCAATATAAACCTGTTTTAGAATTTAACCAATTTCTAAGTGAGAAAATTGGAAGTAAAAGTAATATAATAATTAATACTAGTTTAAAGAAACATAATCCAATTGTTATAGAAAACGTGCCATTTGTAAGGTCTGCATTAAAATTAATTGCTACAGATTCAGAAATGAAAGGACCAAGACTTTCGAATATTAGAGATAATATATTGTTATTAAGAGATAAATAAACTATATTCGTTTTAAAATGCTTAGTAATTTAATTCAAAAGTAAATAGCAGATTTATGTTAAAAAGATAACTATTGCGAACTAACTTAAATGAAAAAAATACCAGCTAGGAAAGCAGTATGTAAAGCCTAGCTGGTAAAATAATTAACTACTAAAAACAATAATAAGTTAAAGACAAGAATAATGTCAATCGGAGATTAGAGGAATCTAGTCTCTTTTTTATATTCAAAATTAAGAAAGAAGGAGAGTTCTGACAGGCAATGACCGAGAAGCTCTTTTGAGTGAAAGGTGGTGATGATATGGAGGAGATAAGTATAGCATTAATATGTAGTGTTCTAGGAGCAATTATAGGAATTGCAACCTTTAGTAGGAATAGGGATAAGGATATAAAAAAAGATGCAAGAGAAGATGCAGAAACAAAAGCTAAACTGGATTATATATCACGTGGAGTTGATGATATAAAGCTAGATAATAAGCAAAGAGATAGGGAAATGTTAAAAATGAATGAGCGATTAACAATGGTTGAAGCAAGTACAAAATCAGCACATAAAAGAATAGATGGAATAGAAGGAGAGAAATAAAATGGAAAAATTATTAATAATTATAATGATTGCTTTAATAGCAGAAAGTGTATGGGAAACTTTAAAAATGACATGGCAAGAAGGAAAAATTTCTATAGATAGAATAGGAGCTTTAGTTGTTGCTTTAATTCTTTGCATAGGGGTTAGATTAGATATATTAGCCTTACTAGGTATTAATGTAACAATTCCTTTCCTAGGAGTTATATTAACAGGAATATTAATATCTAGGGGTTCTAATTTTATACATGATTTATTAGTAAAAATAGGACAAGTAGGTAAGGGGCAGGAGTAATCTTGCTCCTTTTAATTTATAAAAGTTTTAAATATGAAAGGTGGAATTTAAAATGTCATTAATTAAAAATTTAATACCAGAAAGTCAATATCCAACTAAGTGTCCTTATTCAATGCAACCCAAAGGAATATGTATTCATAATACAGCAAATGATGCTCCAGCTATAAATGAAAGAAATTATATGGCTAGGGGGGATAATCAGAATGAAGTATCATTTCATATAGCAGTAGATGATAATCAAGCTATACAATGTATTCCATTAAATAGAAACGCTTGGCATGCAGGAGATGGAGGAAGTGGACAAGGAAATAGAAATTATATAGCAGTAGAAATTTGTTATTCTAAATCTGGTGGAGGTAGGTTTATAAAAGCAGAAAAGAGAGCAGCAAAAGAAGTAGCAGAATTATTAAAACAATATGGTTGGAATATTAATAATGTAAAAAAACATCAAGATTTTAGTAATAAATATTGTCCTCATAGAACGCTTGATATGGGATGGCAAAGATTTTTAAATATGATACAAGCAGAGTTAAATTTATTAAATAATCCAAGTGTAAATGTTAAGGAGGAATATAAAATGAAATATGCAGTATGTTATTGTAATGAGGTAGACGAAAGAGAAGCTAAGAATTTAAGAGATTACTTAGGAACAGATGCACAATGCTTTGATGCAAGAATAAAAATGACTAATTGGAAAGGAATTGCACCGAATATTATAGCAGTTGGTGGAAATGCAGAACCAGTTGGATTTAGTAGTCATACAACACATATAATTAAAGGCGATGATAGATACGATACAAGACAAAAAGTATTATCTATTTGTGAAGGCAGAACAAAACTAGATGATTATAAAATTAAATAGTTAAAATAAGCAGTTAAAAGCTAGTAGGTGAGGAATATAACCTTGCTTACTAGCTTTTTTTATTTATGGACAAACTTACCAAAAATATTGTAAAATAAAAGAAAAAGAACTCGTAAATTGACTGGTAATCTGTACGAGTTCAAAACAATAATATATTTCATTGAATATACCTCTATTATAACATATATTCAATGAAATATAAATATTATAATGGGGGAAGTATAATGACTGAAAATAATAAAACCATTCCTAAAAAGGTATATGCATATAAGATAAGTTCAAAGGAAAGTTTGAATTTGATATTTTCTAAAGTAAAAGAAAAAATCAACGAAAATTATAAAAATTTAAAGGAAAGAGAATTAGTTTTTACGGATAAAAAGACTGGATTAAAATACTTTTTAGATGTAAAAAATAAGAAAGAGTATAAAAAGTCAGATTGTTTAGGAACTTTATTAGCATATGAGTGCATACTATATAAATTAAGAGAAACTGATTTTCCATATTTATTTGATTTTGCAACAGGAGATAAAACGAATATAGCTGCTAGTGATAGTGAGGCATTAATGGAGCAAACTCATTTTGTTGTCTATCCAGAGGTTAATTTATTATTAAGTGAATATAACCATTCTGGAGCTCAGGTAACTAAATTGATTTTTATAATAGATACTGTTTTAGGACATTTATATTCACAAGATTTTCAAGTTGAAAACATATTAAATCCTAATACGGCATATAGAATAAATAATATGGAAAAGATTGATCAATTTACTTTTAAAGCAGGACATCAAGGATTAAGAACTATTAGTAATTATTTTAAAGTTGATGCTATAGATGTTATAGATAAGTGTTTTGATGATTTTAGTGATTTAGAATTTGAAATAACCATAAAAGGAAAAGGTGTAGGGAAGAATAGAAAAAATTTAAAAATAAAGGATTTAGATAGGTTTAAAAGATTATGTAATTTAATTTTCCACTCAAAGAATAAAAAGACATTAGATATTAAAAAAGCTCAATTTAAAGAGGCAAGAAATTATACAGAATTACCAGTTGATTTATTTTCTGAGCATTTGATTCATGAAGTAAAAGCTACTAAGATTTCAGAAAGAACAAAATATATAGACTCTGATGATATGTTTAGAAAGATTAATGAATTGTATGCAGATAATGCATTTGAAATTTCTAATTATATTAAAATAGACTTGGAATAATTACTGTTTAATTATATACTTAATAAGCAAGGAGGAAGAAAGATGAAGAAGGTTCTTAGAAAAATAAAAAAGTTTTTTATTTCAGAGAATAGTATAAGAAATATAAGTCTCATCTCTATCTTTCTTTATTTATTTACTATATTTATTTTTAAGGGTTATATAGAAAGTTGGAATCTTGATAAATTAGTAAATGGCGATCTATTTAATATATCTGGGGTTTTAGCAGGATTTATATTTACCGGTCTAGGATTTATAGTATCCTCTGATAGCAACTTTATAAAAAATATAAAGATAACAAATAATTTTGATACAATTAAGAGTTTTTATATTTATTCAATATATTATTTTATT